AGAAATTCGTGCTTGGAAAAAAGATACTTTACCAGTTGTAAATTATATAGTTAAAGAATTTGAAATGAAACAAGCAGCTACTGCCCACCGTAGAACTTCTGTTGGAAAGACTGGTGTCCTTGATACTAATAAGATGCATGCCTACCGTTATGAAGAAGATATCTTTAAACGTGTTGCTACTGTTAAAGATGGCAAAAACCATGCTTTGGCAATGTATGTTGATTGGTCTGGTTCGATGAGTGATAAATTGCTTTCTACTGTAAAGCAGACTATTACATTGGTTATGTTTGCCCGCAAAGTTGGCATCCCTTTCCGTGTTTATGCCTTTACTAATGCCAGTGGTTTGAATCAGTATCTTGGTGAGGACAATAAGTTTTATGAAGATAATGCTCGTGATAATTTTACTAAGAACCACCTTTCGTTAGAACGTCTATCATTGGTTGAATTTTTTAATGAAAAAATGAATGCTCGTGAGTTTCAGAAAGGTATTGATAACTTCTACAAAGTTGGTGTTGCCGCTGGTTGGGGTTCTAGTCACTATCTTCAATGCCCTGAGGGTTTCAATCTTGGTTCGACACCGTTGAATGAAGCAATTATTGCGTCGTATGAACAAATTAGTGATTTTAAACGTCAGACTGGAAAAGAAAAAGTTAATGTTATTTTCCTTACTGACGGTGGTTCTAATGGAAATGACCAATATTATAGTGTTGATGAAACATGGACAAAGTCTGGAACTAGAACTTGGGGCAGTGATAAACACCACATGGTGATTCGTGACCCAAAGACTAAAAAGTATATTGCCACTTCTGCTGATTATTTAGAAATGACTGCTGACTTGCTAAAGGGTTTGGGTCAACGTTGTGATGTGAATGTTATTGGGTTCTTCTTGACTGACTCTCGTCATATTAAATACACTATTGAACGTGAAATGAAATGGCAAGACGGTGTAAATGCTAAAAAGAAGTTAGCCAAACTTGGTTATGTTGCTCTAAAGTCAAATGGTTATGATAAGTATTTCATGATTAATGACAAATCACTAGACAAGGTTGTTGAGATGCCTGAAGAGGTTGCTAAAAAAGATGATGGTTCAGTTAATAAAGCAAGGTTGAGTACTGCCTTTAAGAAGTTCTCTAAAGGTCGTAAGTTGAACAAAATGTTACTGAATGAGTTCGTTGCTATGGTTGCCTAATAACCTTTTTATAAACGTGGTCATTAAGTTGCCCAAGTAGACATTCTTAGGGTATAATACGTAGTATATTAAATAATAAATGGAGTTCCCTATGTCTGACAATAATTTTGAAGTTACAAACCCTCAAGCAATGTTCGAAATGTTTATGAGTCGTTTTGGTATGACTGCTGAAGAAGCAGTTGCTGAAATGAACGCAAATGGTTTCGATACTGAGGGTGTTGAATACCCATAAAACAAAAGGTGTCAATTAGTTCCCACACCGTCTAAAATTAGGGTATAATACGTAGTATAAATGATAAAAAAAAGGAGTAAAAAATATGTCTAAAAAAATTAATTTAAAAGATTTCGCCGCTGCCTCTACTGAGTTATTCGGCACTAACGAACTGACTCGTGCCCAAATGATGCGAGTTAAAGAAGTGTATGATGTTTGCGTGCCTTCTGCTATTTTTAACGATAAATCAAACTTGGTTTCTCGTGGTGTGTACCGTGTTCCTACTGATGGTTCTGGTGTTGTGCCTGCTAAAGTTGTATCTACACCGTCAGTGACCACTAATGAAGAAGTCAAAGTTGCCAATAAAGTTGGCACCACTGATGCTATGTCTTTAGACGCATCTATCTCGTTTATCCCAAAAGTTGATACTTCGTTTGTTGCGTGGGGAAACGTCGGTGATATTAAAAAGATCTTAAAGTCTAAGTTGTTCTTCCCAGTTTATTTAACTGGTATGTCTGGAAACGGTAAGACGTTTGGCATTGAACAAACTTGTGCGACATTAGGTCGTGAAATGATTCGTGTGAACTTTACTGCTGAAACTGATGAAGATGACTTGTTTGGTGGTTTTCGTCTTGTGAACGGTGAAACGGTGTTCCAGTATGGTCCAGTTGTTGAAGCAATGAAACGTGGTGCTGTATTATTACTTGATGAGATTGACCTTGCGTCTTCGAAAGTGATGGCATTACAGTCTGTCCTTGAAGGAAAAGGTTATTTCATTAAGAAACGTGGTGAGTGGATTGAACCGTCAAAAGGTTTTACTGTGATTGCTACTGCTAACACTAAAGGAAAGGGATCTGATGATGGTCGTTTCGTTGGTACTAACGTTATGAATGAAGCATTTCTTGACCGTTTCTCGGTGACTATGTACCAACCATATCCTTCTGAAGCAATTGAGAAAAAGATTTTACAAAAGGCAGCTGAAAGTTTCGGTCTTCGTGACGCTACGGTTGATGCCTTTATTCCTAACCTAACAATGTGGGGTGACATTATTCGTAAGACGTTTGAAGATGGTGGAGTTGATGAAATTGTTTCTACTCGTCGTCTTGTTGATATCTTGAAGTCATACTCTATCTTTGGTAAAAAGGAAAAGGCAATTAAGATGGCCATTGAACGTTTCGATGATGAAACTCGTGAGTCATTTATGAGTCTTTATGAAAAGATTGATGCTGGTGTTGGCAATGAGCAGTATGGTACTGCGGTTGAAGAAGATGGTGATGTTCCATTTGCTGATTACAAACTTTAACCTTTAACTAACAATAAACACCTCGTTAATTCGGGGTGTCTTTTTAAATAATTATGGAGTAAGAAATGGAAATAAATGAAGCAGTTAATTTAGTAGCATTTTTAATAATAGGGTTTGTAACGTATAAGATTGTTATGATTCAACTTGATATTAACGCATCGAAACGAAAGTTGAAAGACCTTGCGTTGAAAGTGGATGATCATGTCGAGAAGAAATGGGATTAAAATGAAAAAAGTGGATGTCAAAATCATTGATGATTTTTTACCAGAGAGAATATTCCTTGAGTTGTATCAATTTACTGCTCAAATTAAATGGATAAACTCTTTACAATATTTACCAGAAATGTGTGATAATATTGATATTGGAATTCCTGAAGTTCCTGAAATACATAATAATCAATTTGTTTATTCTGTATTCAAAGATGGTAAATTTGATATCCAAATCAACGAAGATTTCGTTTTCCATTTCGTTGAATATTTGGAAGACAAATTGAATTCGATTCAATTATTGAAAATGAAATTTAATTTGTCTGTTCCATTGGATTCTCAATATACATTCGGTTGGCATAAGGATATGGAACACTTTTCTCATATCCCTGCATATAAAACTGCTATTTTATATTTAAATGAAAATGACGGATATACTGCGTTGGAAGACGGAACTAAAATAAATTCTATTGCTAATAGACTTGTTATATTTAATGGAAATACTTATCATGCTCCAGTGAATGCCACAAATATTAGAAATAGACTTGTATTAAATATTAATTACTTAGAAGGAGAAAAATAATGAGTTGTGATTTTACATATGACGAACTACATGATAAATATCATCAATTGCTACATGATAAGGGCATGTCCCACTTTCACTTTAAATATGGTGAAGGACGCATTTTAGATGATGTAAATGACTATATTCAAGGCACTTATGGTGCTCACTATACTAATGAAAATAATGACGTTCAGACGTTAGACGTTTTTGAGTCTAGAGGAACATTAGCAAGTACATCAATTGACAATGCTATTAAGTATCTAATGAGATATGGTAAGAAGAGTGGTAAGAATAAAATGGATTTAATTAAAGCAATGCATTATCTTGTACTTGCTACTGCGTTTGATGAAAAACGTGGTGAGTTTGACTCTGAAACAATCTACGAAAAATAATAAAGAAAAACTTTACTTTATGTAAAAAGTATAGTATAATAGATGTATTAATTATGAATAAAAGGAGCAGTAAATGCAACTAAGTGAAAAGACAATTGGAATTCTTAAGAATTTCGCAACTATTAATCAATCAATTCTAGTTAAGGGTGGTTCTGGTTTAGATACAATGAGTGTTCAAAAGAACGTTCTGGCAAGTGCCACGGTGGAAGAAAGTTTCCCCCAAGAGTTTGGTATTTACGACTTAAATGAATTCTTATCTGCATTGTCATTATTTGATAAAGCAGAATTAGAATTCGGTGATACTTCGGTCACTATGACAGGGCAAGATGGTTCTACTACTTCTTATTGGTATGCTGATAAATCAATCATTGTATATCCTGAGAAAGAAATTACAATGCCTGAATGTGAAGTTAATTTTAAACTAACAGCAAACGTATTTAACAAATTATTACGTGCAACTGGTACATTAGGGTTAAATGATTTATGTATTAAAAACGTTGATAATAAGATCGTAGCAGAGGTGTGTGATAAAAGAAACGATACTTCAAATACATATTCAATTGAAGTTGGTGATTATGATGGTGATGATAATTTCAATTTCTTCTTTTTGACCGAACGTATGAAAATGTTACCTAATGATTATGATGTAGAAATTAGTTCAAAGAACATTAGTAAATTTACCTGTGGTGATTTAATTTATTGGGTAGCACTAGAGTCTGATTCTACATATGGATAGACAAGACGAATTCTTATGGGTTGAGAAATATAGACCCCAGAAAATTGATGATTGTATTCTTCCTGAAGCAATAAAATCAACTTTCGCAGAATTCGTTAAGAATGGGGATATGCCCAATTTGTTATTAACAGGTACTGCTGGCACAGGTAAAACTACTATTGCCAAAGCACTTTGTAATGAATTGAATTATACTTCTCTAGTTGTCAATGGTTCTTTAGATAGAAATATTGATACTTTGAGAAATGAAATAGCATCCTTTGCTAGCACGGTTTCTTTTGACGGTGGTAAGAAATGTATCATTTTAGATGAAGCAGATTACCTCAACCCTCAATCGTTCCAACCAGCACTGCGTGGTTTTATTGAGCATTTTAGTAAGAATGTAAGGTTTATTTTAACTTGTAATTTCAAGGATAAGATTATTGAACCGATCCATTCTAGAACTACATTGATTGATTTTAGAACTGGCAAAAAAGATACTCCAGAAATGATGTCTGGGTTGATGAAACGAATTCTTGGTATTCTTAAAGAAGAAGATGTTAAAGTTGAATCTCCCGCAGTAGTTGCTGAAGTAATCAAAAAGCACTATCCGGATATCCGTAGAACGTTAAATGAACTACAACGTTATTCTGCTGGTGGTGTTATTGATAAAGGTATTCTTGCTAATGTTGGTCAAACTGACGTAGTATCTTTAATGAAATACTTGAAGAATAGGGACTTTGGTAAAATGAGGCAGTGGGTCGTTGAGAATATTGACGCTGACCCAGTCCGTATTTTTAGAACAATATATGATAATATGCATGATTATCTTGCACCATCGTCAATACCACAGATAGTGTTATTGATTGGTGAATATCAATATAAACAAGCATTTGTACAAGATAGAGAAATTAACTTGGTAGCATTTTTAACAGAAGTAATGGTGGAGGCTGAATGGAAGTAGTAAATAAAAAAATAGAGAAGTGGTTTTGGGATAGAGGTATTACTGAAAATGGTAAACCAATGGCACAAGCAATTAAGACGTTAGA